TCTCCGCTTGGTGCGACAAGAGCGACATTGGCATCCCTGAATGCAGCCTGCTGTGCAGGGCCTGCTCCAGCCTGTCTCAGTGTCCGCTGGAACTCCTCTTCCTTGCCAGCCCCGACGACCTCATATCGATAGGTGCTCTCAGCCTTCTCGAGTTGTCCATTCCAGAGTTCGAGTTGCTTGTTGAGCTTCGCGGTCGCGTCTGCATTCGCGAGGTTCCACTGTGTCAGTTCGCCCAGCTCAGGAGGAAGCAAGTTGGTCGACAGGGGGCCATAGCCTTGGCCAGCGATCTTCTTCTCATAGCCGAAGAGACGCTTCTCGAGGTCGGACCCCGCTGGAGCAGAGACACCCTGTGCGCTGATGATCTGCTTGCTGATGGCCTCATCGCTCATGGACTTCAGGTCCTGATCAGAGAGCCCCACCTTCCATTTGAAGTCTTCCATGTCCGTGGCCGCAGGCAGTTCGAATACGGACGCGGGCATCCTCGGCCCAAGCGTTCCCGAGTTCCTTGCTGCCGTCATTTCAACACCCGCCCTGTAGTCCGCGATGGACTCAGGGATACCACCTGCAAAGACCGTTCTGCCAGTCGTGGCCGTTGTCGCGGCTGGCTGCGGTCCAGGGAACTTGATCCCGCTCAGTTGACCGGCCATCTGTTCGACGATGCCCTGCTGCTGGTTGATCCATGTCCCGAACAGGCCATTGTTGAAGCCGACACCGATCCCGGGGACAGCCATCCTTTCGTCGATGCCCTCAGACCACTGCTGTGACCTGAACAAGTCACGCTGTTGCTGGACCTGTGCTGCCCCAGCCTGCAACGCTGCCCGTTCTGTCAGAGCAGACATATCGATGCCTGCTGGCAGTCCAGTCCGGGCCGTGATGCCAGCCACAGCACCTTCGATATTGCCGCTTGCCTTCGTGATGGCAGTGGCAAACTCCTCTGTCACACGACGTGCGGTGAACCCAAAGCCATCGAAGGCGTCCACGGCGTTGGAGGCTACGACAGCGAACTGCTCCATCGCCATCTGACTGGCATGCATGGCAGCCGTGAAGAGGATGGTGCCGCCAACGATGCCGCCGAGTCCGACGGCCTGTGCCTTGACCTGTTGGAATGGGGAGAGGATGCCCTTGGCAGCCTTCTCCGCTTCGGCGGTCTTCTCTTCCGCGATGGGCCTGATGGCCTCGGCACGCTCCCGTCCGCCCGCAACGAGTGCCTCGGCATTCTCGAAGAAGGATGTGGCCTTCTCTGCCAGCTTGGCGTCGGCGATCTGGGCAGCATCTACGGCGTTGGAGACACCGAACATCTTGGTGCCGGTCGCGATCTCCAGGTTGCCACGGATGACTTGCTCTTCTGCAGCCGCGAGTTCTCCGACGGCGATCCCTGCTCGTCCGCGTGCGGCACGTGCCATACCAGCCCGTTCCAAGATGCCCGCACGACCACCGACGACAGTCTGGGCGATCTGGCCCATGGCTACAGAGAGTGCACGCACAGGGCTCTTCTGGAGGGCTTCTGAGATGTCCGTCCCGACACGGTCGAGTCGCTCAGAGAAAGAAGAGACGGACTCTAGGCCCTCGAGTTTGGCCAGTGATCCGGTGGTCGTATTCCGTCCGGTCGCACCCTTGATCTGCGTCTGCGACGGGCCGGTCGCGACGGGCTGCTGGCCACCACCGCCACCACCAGGTGGAGGAGTGCCTGGAGGTGGAGTAGCGCCCGGAGGTGGAGCAACAGGAGCATGGACTCGTCCGCCTCGTGGTGCTCCCTGTGCAGCGGGGTTCTGGAACAACGGAGTCCCACCCAGCCTGCCGCTTGTCGTTCGCATCTCAGGGAAGTTGACGACGTAGACACGCTGGACTTCGCCGTGGCCGGAGATGGTCCCGCCCTGCTGGCTCTCGAGGATCTCCTGACCCGCACGTCCGGTGAAGCGGAAGCGGCCTCGCGGACCACCACCGATGCGCCAGTCATGCGCACGCGGACGTCGGCGTGCGACGGGTGGCTCTTCGGGTGGGGCGGGCGGGATGTCTTCGGGTGGTTCGAGGTTGAGCGGGTTCTGGGGGTTCAGAGACGTGGGCCGACCACCAACATACATACCCTTGGCGACCTTGCCGGGTCCCTTGCCGCCACGTCCACGATAGAGGCGAGGGTTCTGCTTCCATGCCTGTCGCCGCTCGTTGTCGTCCGGACCCCAGATGGCTGCGTCCGGATCCATGAGCGGGACAAGGGTCCCATCCTCTGTGAGGCCCGTATTGCCAAGGTTCGAGAATCGAGGGTCACTCCCGGCCCCGGGAGGTGGCGTGGCAAGAGGCGCAGCGGCCCGCCTGCTCTTGGGCTTCGGGGTGTATGTCCCGATGTAATCGACGGCTCCTGGTTCGTTGTATCCGCCATCGGTGGCATAGCGAGAGCCGCTCTGCGTGATATCAGGGACATAACGATGCGTGATAGGAGAGTCAGGAGAGTATCGGCGCTCAGTCGGGGCGACCGCAGCCGTCTTTCCAAGGCCAGCCTTGGTGAGGGCCTCATGGAGGCGCTCGGCCATCTCCTTGCCTTGATCTGGACGAGGGTAGGCAGTGATGAACTTGCCTTGCTGCGATCCGCCCGGGCCGAACGTCTGTGGCCTCATGCCGAACGGTGGGTTGTCCGCTGGGTTGCCGATCTCTTCGAGGTTCCTGACGTACTTGAACTCGACGCCCATCTGCTTGGCGACGTCATGGACGATCTCAAGCGTCTTCTGAGCCTCGGCCATGATGGCCGACACGTGGATCTTCGATGTGGGCCCGCTGAATGAAGGGCCGAATCGGAACGAAGAGAACGGGGAGAAGCCACCCTCGTGGTACTCCGGCCCCGGTGATACCGGACCGATGTGTTGTCCGTAGTCAGCGCCACCGACGGTCACCGGAGCGACCTTGAACTTGCCGGTCAGGCCGCCCCCACCAGCCATCCCCGTGAAGTCCTTGGGGGCCAGCCTCTTCTCCATGAGGCGACGGGTGAACTCGTTGAGGTGCGGGTTGGGGACGACGAACATGGAGCCGTCGCTCTTCTCGACGATGGCTTCCTCGCCTGCCTCGCCGACACGGGTGACGGAGATAGCATCATCAGCCGCCTGCCTGGACATGCCCAGCGTGGCCGGATGGCGACCCTGTCGCCGTGCCATCTCCTGGGCCAGCGTGCCGCCCTTGTCCATCATGCCGAATCGCTTCGCGATCAACTCATGCATGGTTCCCGTGATGGGCCTGCGTGTCTCGATGTCCCATGGGCGCTTGTTGGCCGACCACGACATCGGGCCGACATCCAGCGATTCCTCATCCGCCATACGGATGGGCATCCTCTTCGGGTCGCGAAGCAGCTTCTGGTATGCCTTGGTCTGCTTGGCCTGCTCCGCAGCCCTCGCTGCCTGCTCCTTGGCCTGCTCATCGAGGACGGCGAACGGGACTGGATCCGGCGTCGGGGGTGGCCCCAGATTGGCATGGAGCGAAGAGCCCAGTGCGGCGTGCTGCCTTTGCGCCCTTTCGTATGTCGTGACCGCTGACTGCGCTTCTCGCTTCGCTATCGCAAAGTCGAGACCGAGGTTCGGCTCAAAGGCACCGTACCCGAGGGCCTTCTCAGGGGTCGTGTTGCCGATGATGTTGGGGGGAGTGACCTTCGTCGCTACCTTGGCACCAGGAGCCCACAGTTCTCCGGCCCTCGAACGACCGAGGGACATATCGAACCTTTGGGGAAGGTAGTCCTCCGGGCTCGCTGCGCCCTGCCCCAGCCACCATGGTGATTCTTCGGCCAAGGCTCTGGCTTGGCGGGCCAGTATCCTGCGCCGTTCCTGGTTGCTCCCGATTTCCTTCCTGGCTTGCGAAGGATCCCTCGCTTCGCGTTCGACGCTTCGGACCCTTTCGGCGTCGGTGGGCTGACGACCAGTCGTCCCCCCTGCTACGGCAGCGACACCGCCGACCCTCATGGCAGTGGGGCGGGTGTCCATGTTCAGGGCGCTCATCAGACCTGAGACAAGGAAGTCCAGCGGATACTCTTCCATCCGCTGCTGTGTCCCGGACTTCTCAGATCCGAAGCCACCCAGCCTGCGCCCAGCTCGCTGCGCATTCAGGCCCATAGCATTCGCGAACGCTGCCCTGACTTGGCCAGGGCTCCTGTTCGCCAAGGCTGTTCCCAAGCCTGGGCTGATGACTTGGCCGTTCCTTACCTTGGCCGGGAACATCTGGTCGATGCCACTGACATCGCCAGACTTGACGGCGTTACCCAGGAGTACCGCCATATTGCGTTCACGGGCGACCTTGTCGGGGTCACGCCTGGACCGCTTCGTCTCCCCCTGGAGGTTCTGGATGACGTTGCCCTGTGAGTCCACAAAGCCCCGCATCTTGTCCCATGACACGTCGTCGATGACTGGTGACGCCCCAGCGGGTCGAGATTCCGTTGTGACCCTTCGTTGGCCAGACTGGGCCCCCGTGCCGCCGATGTTGGCGACCTGCCGCTCCTTCTCGGCGACAGCCTTCTTGAGTTGTTCGACCTGGGCCATCAGGTCGTTGACGGCCTTCTCTTCCTCGGTGAGAGGTCCTGCTGCCTGACGCGGGGCGCCACTCCGGGGAGGCGGACCGGATGGAGGCGGGGGAGGGCCAGACGCAGGACCAGCCGCACCGCCAGGCTGACGCCTGGACCGACGACCTGTCTGCGGAGACGCCTCCTCCTCTGTCGTGCTGCTGGAACCGGATGATGCAGCGGAGCGTGCGGGCTCAGATGTCGCCTGTGGGCCCGTCGCCCTTCGCCCACGCCTGCCACCCCGTGGGCCTGTCTGTGGGCCACCACCACCACCAGGGTGCTCCCAACTGCCGCTGGGACCGAAATCTTCCCAGTTCAGCCCGGGGCCCTGCTCTCGTGCGAAGCGCACGGGGATGGTGATGGGCTTGATATCGATCCCACCAAGCAGGGAGTCCAAGTCCTTCTGGAGCGACGCTGCCGTCGCACCCAGTTGCACAGGGATCTTGATGGGCTTGGCGCCCTTCCCGCTCTTCGCACTGCTCTCCAGGCGGTCGTTGACGGCCTTCTGGAGATCGCGGAAGTGGGAGTCGATCTGACCGACCGTGATGGTCCCGAACTTCGGCTTGATGACGAAGTCCCGCTGGACGCGTGCCTGGGCGGCCTTGATGTCGCTTGAGAGAGCGCCGAAGTCGACGCCAAGACCGACCTTGATAGAGTCGATGGTCTGGCCGTTGCTAGCCATTCCCTGTCACTCCAAGCCTCGCGTCCATGTCGATGGACTCAAGACCGTCGTCGTCTCCCTTGGGAGGAACGTAGTGCGCTCTGATGTACAGAGAGCGTAGCGTACGGAAATAGGTATGTGGCAGCCGTGCTACCTGGGCTGGTGTGTACTTGGGCCATTCATGGGCGATCCGACCGCAGACGTCGGTGAACGACCATGTCAGCCCCTTGCTTCCCCCTGTGCTTCTGCCTCGTCCTCGGCAGCCTCTTCCTCGGTGACGACTTCGGTGAAGTGCAGGTCGTTGACGATCTGCTCTAGTTTCCGCACAACGGAGTACGGCTTGGAGTAGATCTCCTTTGGAGTCATGCCGGGTGGTTCGACGACCGACTTGTCCAGCATGAGCCTGAACATCAGGGACTGGTCGACCAAGTGGTCCTCACCGGTCGCCTTCTTGATGAGTTCTTCGTAGGTCGTGGCGTCGAGTTCCCTCATGACCCACTTGACGCCACGGATGGTGGCCGTCTTGGTCGCGAACTCTTCGTCCATATCAGACGGAGTCGGGGCAACGGGAGGCTTCACTGGCACAGTCTCACTCCTTGTAGGCGCAGGCTCTTGCGCTCATCCATGGGCCCTGCGGTAAAGCCTTCTTCCTGCTCGAGGCGGAACGTGTCCTTACCGATCTTCACCGTGATGGTCTTCTCATAGTCGCTGTCGGCCCAGAGAGCCGGGTTGGCATACGAAAACACGGCGTGGAAGTCGTACGATCCCGCACCCGGGACGTCTTCTCCACGCCGTGTCATCGACCATGTCGACATGGTGGCCACGAGGACACCAAGCGACTCTATGCGGATCTCTCCGCTCTTTCCATTGATGTGCTGGAAGATCCCATGCGCCACTGCTGACACCCCTTGCTTTCTAGGGGGCGGGTACTGGGAACCGCACCCCCTAGCGCATTAGGGTATCAGTGGCGGTACGTCACCTGTTAGGCGCCGTCGAAGACGTACCAGTTGCCCGAGGCACGGAAGTTGCCGGACACCCGGACCGCATCCGTGTTGGAAGCGGTGATCGAGCTGTCGATGAGGCCGACGCCGCTGGCGACGAGGACGGCAGAAGAGCCATCGTCGGCGTACAGGTAGATCGGGATGTCGTCAGTCGAGGTGTTGTTGACCATCAGGTCGCCCGAGACGTCGAGCAGTCCGTTGAAGGAGCCGCTGATGTCCTTGAGACCGGCCTTGTAGGTCTTGTTCGTGTCCCCGAATGTCGTCACTTCGACGTAGTCACGGGCGAGGTTCAGGTCCCACTGGGACTTGGCAGCGACCTTCGTGCCGGTGCCCTTGGGGCCATTCAGGTAGATCGCCCCATTCTTGCCATGGAGCTTGGTGCCTGCGTTGGCAGCCATGTCTTACCCCTTTCAGGAGGAGAAGGTGGCGTCGATGGTGAACTGACCAGAGTTCCACCTCACGCCTGCGATTTGGTTCGTGACGATCTCGTACGAACCACCGATCCGATAGACCAATCGCCCCTCTTCATCCTGGTCGACGGACCTGATGTCCGCGACTCGGTGGCAGATAAGGGATGCCTGTCCTTGTACCGAAAGCGACGCCCCGTCGAGCGTCTCGAGTACGGACTGGTCGAGGTTACTGGCCTCGACCGATGACCTCGAGATGACGAACACATCCGCCAGCGAGATGAGCATCCGAGTGCTCCAGGTGTCCTCCTTGACTCCTGGGACAGCGGGCGTCCACACGATGTACGGATAGCGCACGTTCTCGGGAGCGAGGCCCTCATGGATGCCGCCTATTAGTGCGGTCCTGAGTGCCACGTTCGAACGGAGCTGGGCCACGAGGGCCCTCCAGATGTTCTGTGACGTCAGGTATGCCATCTGTCAGTCCGCCAATCCGGCTAGGTTCTTCGACCGCACCCCCGGTGCGGCGAAACTCTTATCGACGGCTCGCCTGACCTCGTACCGAAGCACCTGTCTGCTCTCATATAGTGCTGGCCGCAGGAACGGCTGCGACCGATGCCTGGAGGTTCCGAACTCCTGGAATCCCGCATAGGGCGTCGGAGACTCGACATAGACCCATGTGACCTTGCCGCGAGTCTCCGGTGGTGTCAGGCGCAACTCACCACGCAACCGACCACCGATGCGACCCTTGTAGAGCGCCGTCGTCCTTCCGGCCCGGGCTGCGATCTTGAGCTCATTCTTCCCGGCCTTGGTCAGGAAGACGGTCGGGTTGATCATCTGGACGATGGTGTTCTTGCCCTTCTGGGCGATGCCGACCACGTTCGCAAGACCACCGGTCTTCTTGTCGAACTTGCGAAGGTCTCCGGTCATTCGCCAGCCCTTGGATGGCCCACTCGAGAACCGCCTGACTGGGATCAGAGAGTTCGGATGGCCACGGATGACAGAACCACCCTGCTCCCCACTTCGACGAGATCGACTGGCATGCCCCGTGCTTGCATAGGCTTCATCCAGGTCGCCGATGCCCCGCATCATCTCCCGGTTCGCCCCTGAGACGGAAGCCTCGGTATCGCCCAGCAGTTTCTCCATGCCCCTGCCGGTATCTATCCGGCGGTTGGGCTGCCGGGATGCCTGCCAGCGTTCGTACTGGGACTTCGTGCGGATGGGCCTATCCGGGGCGAACTTCTGGTTCAGCGGCTTCCCGTACATCGAGTTGCGGAGTCCCTTGCCACTCTCTGCTGTCGCCGAGTAGGCCGGACCTCGCATGCGACCCTTGAAGATGGCCCGCACCGGAGCGTGTTGTCGTGCCCTTTCAAGAGCGAAGGTCCCGGCTCGCTCCAGACCCACTAGGGCCCGGGTGACCATCGCCTGTTCGATCTTGGCGTAGTCGATCATGAGATAGCCTTGAGGTAGATCGTGATCCACTCGGCCCACGAGTCCTCGTTGTTCGTCTCCATCACCGTGTATTGCCTGTCGCCGATGGTCGCGATGTCCCTCGGTTCGACGTCGATGTAGTGCGGCACCCTGACCGTCATGTCGTGGATGGCCACCACTCGGCTGGCGACCTCCTCGAGTTCTCGGTGCATGTAGTTGAGGACCCATGCCTTGGTCGCGACCGTCTGCGTCGAGTAGGCGACCTCACCGTCACCGAAGGGGTTGTTCGCGTCAGCCTCGTAGGGCAGCATCCTGGTGAAGGTGATGTCGGTGATCATGGCCCGTTCGCCATACCCACGGATGCCTTCCATCTGGGCGTAGGTGAGCAGCGGGGCGCTCATCGGGCTGTGATGAACTGCAGGCCATCCAGCAACTGCTTGGCCTCGTTGGGAAGGTCATGGAGGTCGGTCTGCTTGCCAGCGGACGCCCGTGGGTTGAAGCGTTCGATGGAGATCTCTCCGACCCGCAACGCCTGGACGCCGGACATGCCCTTGGCGATGAGTTCGCTGTCGCCGATGTAGCGGGCCACGGTGATGCCGGTGGCCTGGCTGACCTCGTTGGGCAGGGAGTATCCGTAGGAGACCGAGATGACCGTATCTGCAGGCTGGTTCTCGTCGAACCTCACCGTGCCCTCGGTACGGTCGATAGTAAACCCTGTGGTGGTGACCACGCCATCGACTTTCACCACGACGTCTGTGTCGTTCCAGAACTGGTTCTGGGCCCGGTAGAGCTGCCCGTCGGTGGGCTCCACGAACTCTTCTGTGGCTGTGAAGTCATGCCCGTAGGTGTAGGAGATCCGGGCCGTCGGCACCGTCAACCCGAGGATGGGGATGGAGTACTGGCCGAAGAGCCCGACAGCCGTCATCGTCATCGAGACGACCTCGATGCTGTCCTTGCGCACGAAGAGCTCCGATGGTTCGAAGTTCACGTACTGGCTGTTCGTGACGTAGATGCGCAGGCTCTGGACTGACTTGATGGGCTTCGAGAACGGCCAGAAGACACGCTGCTGCGGGGTCGAGACGCCGTCGCCCATGTAGAAGTCGTGGTCCTCGTCGACGACCGTCCCACCACGGAATGAGTATCGGGAGGGGACCATGGGGATGTTGCAGAAGCGGTCGACCGCAAGCGAGGCACGGTTGATGTGTGAGCGAAGGACCGTGTCGTCCTGCTCTTCCGTGCCAAGGCCCATCGACCTGTATCGCTGTGGCGTCAGGTACGGGAGCATGGTCCCTCCGGAGGGTAGGAGGGGAGGGGGCCAGGGGGAAGGCCCCCTCCCGCCGGGAAGGTCTTAGACGGTGACCTTGATCCGGATCTTGTTCGAGAAGATGGGCGCCTTTACGGCGAGTCCCCACATCCCGAAGATGATGTACAGCCGATTGAGCTGACCGGCGATGCCCATCGGGATCTCGAGGACCGTGGGGCCCTCGGAACCGAGGTAGGGCATGCTGATGGACGACTCGTCGAGCAGGTACATGTCACGCACGGTGTTGCCACTGTACGTGCTTGCCACGTAGTCGCTGATGGAGTTGCCCGGAACGGGGCCGAAGCCCAGCCGACCGAACGGGGTCATGACACCGTTGACCTCGACGCCTGGGGCGATCTCGGTCTGCTGTCCTGGCCACCGCTGCTTGGCTTCCTGCTGCTCCGCGAACGTCTCGATATCCCATGGGTTGCCCCACACGATGCTGGGACGCCCACCACCCTGCTGCATGATCTCGATCGCAGACTGGGAGATGGCACGACGCAGAGAACCGGTCGTGTCTGGAGAGGTCGCAGGGTCGACGTTCTTGACGCGGCCCGAGTTCAGCAGTGCCCGAAGGCCAGTGAACGCGTTGGCGTCGTAGAGGCCGAGTTCGTTGGCAGCCGTGCCACCGGAGTCGGTGCTGTGGCCAGAGAAGATCTGGTCTTGCATCTTCTTCGCGATAGCCCTGAGGCCACCCTGGAGTTCGAGGTTCTCGGGGTTGAACCCGGAGCCGGACTGAAGAGCAGCGAACTGGTTCTTCAGCGACACACCACGCCGGGTCGCCACGATGGCGACGTTCGTGGTCTGGCGCACGTACGTGCTCTCGTCGTCCGTGACGGTCCCGAGTTCGCCCATGAACACGGCGCCGCCGAACGAGGTGATCTGCTGGTACGTGTGGACCAAGCCGTTGGCAGGCTCCTTGCCCATCCGTCCCCAGGCTGGGAACTCACGAACGTAGAGCTCGTACAAGACGGGCTCGAGGTCCTGCCGGATGAGGGCGGCACCACCAGCCGTATCGAGGAGCTTCTGGACCTGCGGGTCCAGGTTCGTGTTGATCATGTTGTCATAGGCGTTGGCCCGGGGGGAGCCACCGCTCATGAGCCAGGCCTCGAGCGGAACGCCCGTGCCTCGCTTGAACGCCTGCATGGCGAACATCGCCTGCAGTTCGGCAGAGCTCTTCGTGGCAAGCATCCGACGCATCTCGAAGACATCGAGGGGCGACATCAGGGAACTGGTCGATGCAGGGGATGCCTGCGACTCCACGCCCTGGGTCTGTGCGATCGGAAGACCTGCCGGGACCTCTGCCTGTCGCCCGATCATCTCCTTGAGCTGTTCAAGGGACTTCTCGAGCGACTGAAGAGTGACTTCATCAGTCATGTCATGTCTCCAGCATCTTCATGAACTCGGTGCCGTAGACGGCCTCGAGGTGCGAGAGCTTGCGCTCATGGCCCTTGAGGGACGCCTTACGTCCGAGTGGGGTTTGTCCGAGTTCGTCGATGAGGTCACGGACACCAGCCAGGATCCGGCCGGTCCCTTCGATCACCTCATCTCGCTCCCGTTCAGCGTCTTCCTTCGCCTGCAGCGCCCGGGTCGTCTCGAGTCGGAGTTCGTCCACACGCCCTGCAAGGGCCTGGGCGATCCCGATGGCCATCTGGAGTTGGGTCAACGTGACCTCTCCTTCGACCTTCTCGAGAGCCATGATGGCTGCAGATACGACGGCAGTCTCGCCTTCGAGGGGCACGACTTCCGAGTCACCCTCTTCGGGCTCCTCGGGGGCCGGATCGCCATCGGCTTCCGGCATATCGTCAGGGGGAGGGTCAGCCTCTTCTGGGCTGCTGTCTTCGATGAGGTCGAGTTCCTCGCGGTCGTCAGCCGGTGGGGCTGCCTCGAGTTCCTCGTCCTTGATGTAGGTGACTTCTCCGGTGCCTCCATCGAGGATGACGGAGGGCTGGGTCACGCCGAGTGACTTGACGGCCATGCTGATCCAACTCCGTGGGTTCGCCGGGATGCCGACGATGGAGGTCTCGAGCAGGTTGACGTGGCTGATGACGTAGTGACCATCATCATCACGCTCCCACCCGCCGTCGGGGATGTTCGCCCCGATGGAGAGGCCCAGCTTCGTGCCCTTCTTCTTGATGGCACGCCATGCGTCGACCGCTCTCGGGTTGGTGTCGTTGATGTCGATGTCGAGGTCGAGGTCCCAGACGGGACTGCCCTTGCTGTCGATCCCACGCTGGACGACACGGGCGTCGGTCGACGACCCGGCCACGTCCTCGGGGACCTTGTACTCGTGGTTCAGGAAGATGGTCAGACCCTGCCTGGCCTGCTGTTCCATGTCCCGGATGGCGGACTCAAGGATGGTGTCGCCGTGCAAGTCCTTCACGGAAGACGAGGCGACCCCGTTGAGGCTCATGCCCTCTTCGGGCGACCCCTTGGCCTTGAGGATCCCTGTAAAGATCTGGAACTGGCGGGCCGGTGTCACGTCGGCCGTCACGATGTCCATCATGGCTTTCCCTTCACATCGTTCGTGGCGGCGACGGTCGCCTTACCTTCTTCGTCATCGTCTGGTGGCCGGTCCTTGGCCTCTCTGACGGACTCCTCGAGAGCCCGGATGTAGCGGTCGAACTCTCGAGCCGCATCGTCCCAACTGAACAGGCTGCGCACATGCTTGATGCCAGCCTCCGAAAGTTCCGCCCTCCGCTCAGGGTTCGAGTAGAGGAACTCGATGGCATCGCTGAACGCATCGATGTCAGCCAGCCAGATGTCCTCCCCTGAGGGGACGGTGATGAGCCGCTGCGGCTCGATGAGCATGCCGCCAGGCCCGACCACCTCGGGGATGGCGCTGACGTTCTGTGCGACGACCGGCACTCCGCAGGCCAGCGCCTCGACGAGGGTCAGCCCGTAGCCCTCCCCGCGACTGGTGCTCACGAAGAGGTCAGCCGCGTTGTACAGGGCGTTGAGGTCTTCCTGTGCCCACCCGATCCATGAGTCCGTCATGCCGGGGAGGAACCACCGCTTCGGGGAGATCTCCGGCTCGCGTGCGATGAGCACCTCGATGTCGACGCCGGACATGTTCTCTTTGCTCTGGGTGTGGAAGTCGACCTGGATGTCCTCGTGCCGCTTCATGACAGGGACCAGAGCCTTGAACGTGGCCGGGAAGTCCTTGCGCCCGGAGTTCTTGTCGACCCTCAGAACGAGGAACCCGTCCCTCTCGAACCCGAAGGCTTCCTTGCAGTCCTGCTTGGTCTCGCAGACGATGCCGGTCGATGTGGTGATGGGCCGCTCTGCGACCGGCCAGAACTGGTTCGTGTCGATGCCGTGGTAGACGACCTTGGCGGCTGGGTACATCGACCTGCCGTACTCGCTCATCACCACCATGTTGGTGACCTGCTGGATCTTCTGCCATGCCACCGGCAGGTTCGTCCCGTCGCAGGGGACGTAGCTGATGATGGGCCGGTACTGGAGCAGGTAGCGGTTCGGGTCGTACATGTTCGAGAACAACTGCCGCAGGATGACGTGCGGGTCGTTGTAGAAGACCACGACGTCAGGGCCGACCTTGCCCAGCATCTCGATGATCCTGGAGTCCCCGTAGTAGTCGTCGCCCTTCCAGACGTTCGGTCGGTACAGCCAGAGCGGCGTCTTCTTCGTCGGGTCAAGGAGGGATGGGAAGTCATCGCCCCGGTGGTTGAGAGCCAGGACATGGATCTCATGCCCGTAGTCGTTGACGAGACGTTCACCGATCGAGTGCGTCACTCGACCGAACCCTGTATGGCAACCGGCATCGCCGAGCCATAGGACCTTGGCCATCGAGCCCTCCCAAAGATGAGGCTAGGGGGTTACTGACGACGGACGACGATGTCCTTCTCAGCGGTGGTCACGACCTTGCCGCCTGTATAGGTGACCTGCCACTGGCCCTTGTAGGTGCCAGCCACGTTGAGGTCGTTCGCCGCCCACGCATAGAGGACCGCTCCGGTCGTCGTGTTCACGACGGTCGCGGCTGAGTCCACGGTGTAGTACTTCTGGTCCGCCTTGCGCATCTGGAAGCGGACCGTGGCGCCGCTCAGGTTCTCCTGGTCAGCCGGGTCCAGCAGTTCATGCAGATTCGCGGTGAGGTCAGGCCCGGTGTCGCCTGTGACGAAGGTGCCCATGTATCCCATCCTTGTCCAGTCGAGGAACCTCGAGGACATGGTCCAGTCGAGATGCCGGGTAGTGGCAGTCCAGTCGAGATACCTCGTGGACTCTGACCAGTCGAGATACCGGGTCGTCTCGACCCAGTCGAGGTACCGGGTGGAGTCGGTCCAGTCGAGATGGTCCGGGACCTGCGGCGTGAGCGAGGCGTTCGCCGTGAACGACCCGGAGATGACCGCGATGATGTACGCATCGATGGTGAACGCCAGAGACGTGCAGGCATCGATGGTGAACGACCCGGATGTGAGGGCCGCGATGGCAGCGGAAGCGGTGAAGGTGGCGCCCGAGGGGGACAGCAGCACGGCATCTGCATCGATCCCGACCGTTCGGGTTCGGAGGGCCACCGCCTCGACGGTGAACGCTGCCTGCGCTGTCTTCTCGATGGTCGCGTTCGCTGTGAACGCACCGGCTGCCGTCCTTCGAAGGACCGCATCCGCGACTACGGTATCAGAAGAGGTGGCAAGGAGTACAGCATCTGTGCTGAAAGTGTTCGATGTCGTGCGTTCGAGATAGGCATCGAGGGTGAATGAGCCAGCACGCCCGATGGAGAACGTGGCGTCAGCCGAGAAGCCCCCAGATGCCGCCTTCTTGATGATGGCGTCAGCCGAGAAGGCGTTGACGCCCGTCCCTGCGATCCATGCACCGGCAGAGAACGAACCGGTCGCTGGCGCTTGTATGATTGCCTGTGCCGACAAGCTGGAACTCTGGGGAGTCCGAATGACGGCATCGACCGAGAGCGCCCCTTGGGCCACTCTTCGAACAACGGCCTCTACAGCAAGGGAACCGCTCTCGGTCTCTCGCTTGGTCGCAGACGCGGAGAACGACCCATGCTGTACGGCAAGAACGACGGCATTCGCAGCGAAGGAGCCGATCTGGCTGCGTCGGAGGAGGGCGTCTGCGGTTGCCGTAGCAGTGGCGGTCTTCCTGGTGACTGCATCAGCGACGAGGCTGCCTACGCCCTGGCCACGCAGGGTGGCATCAACGGTGACAACCCCAACCTGCGTGCGCTCCGCGACCGCATCGACCGCGAACTGGCCGAATGCGGCCTGAGCGATGACAGCGTCGATGACGAACGCACTGACCCCGGTGCCCCCGATCCACGCACTGGCTGTGAACGACCCGCTGGATGAACGACGGAGGACCGCATCGGCGGTGAACACCGGCATGATGACCGCGTTCGCGGTGAAGGAGGACGCTTGAGCACGCCTGATGACAGCATCGGCCCGGAAGACCGGCATGATGACTGCCTGTGCGATGAACTGGCCTGCCACACTCGCCTTGAGGTCCGCCTGGGCCACGATGCTGCCCTGACGTACGGCCCTGAGCACCGCGTCCTGGGCAAAGTCACCCAGACGTGGGTGACGAAGGACGGCACGTACATCGAAGCTTCCCTGCTGCCCGGAGCGAAGGACCGCATCGAGGGTGTATTGACCAGCCTG